TGCGTAATGTCCGGTGCAAGCCTCCACAGGATCACCCATGTTTACTATCGCTATTTCGTTAATATTTCTTCCAAGTTTTCTTAAATCATGAATCCGATCTACAGTTTTTTGAAAAGATTCCTCGATCCTTTTAACTGTTGATTTAATTCCTCCTCCTGCAGATTTACCTAACTGCCAATCTGCCCAATTAACAACAAAAGTCGTAGGTTGCTCATCGGAAGTTTTAATAGGTTTTCTAGGTTTAAAGTTTTTAACTTCTTTTCGGTACTTTTCGAATTCTGAATCGGCTAAAACTAATCCGGCTTTGCGTTTGAAAACTGCTTTATAGGCGTACAACCAGATTACGTCACGATCGCCGGATTCTGTTCTTTTCGATTGTTGCCATTTGGACATTTTAACTTTGTCATCTACAACCATAAATACGTCAGGATCTAAACCGAAAGATCTAAGGATCGGAGTCCAATCATCGGCTATAGGTGAATCAAGCACACCGGTGTAAATTTCGCCTCCGTCGAGTCCGATCTCTGCCCAAGGCTTTTGATCCGGTGACTTTTGATTATTTAAATCTTCTAAAGATTCCTTAAGCGACATATACAATCTCCTCTTCGGTGTCTACCTATAGCATGAATACTAATGGAGAACCCCTCTTTTTTGAGTGCGCGACACAAGCCGGCTGTAGAAATATCGGGATCTAATAAAGATTCGTCTAAAACTTTTCTATCTTCCGGAGACATTTTTTTCTTGATTGCATAAACTCTGCAAACTTGATTAATAACTTCGGGTTCTTGATCTAAAGCCTCTTTTAATCCCATTATTTGAATATCCTCTTATCTGATTCTTCTAAATCGCTAGTTTTCAGATTTACCCAAATAGAGTAAAGTCCGATCACTAAAAGCACAATTAAACAAATAGTAAAAAAACTCATAAAGAAAAGCATTATCAAAATATCGATCATTAGTAATAACCTCTTTCGTCGTGAAACTTTAACGCTTTACAAGGCGTTTTATAACGTTCTTCAATATATCCGATTGCCCACCGAATCTGAGTAATTGGGTTAGTTGCCCAATCGTGTCCTGCTGAACTCATTTTATGTCCAGGAAGCGCCTGTGGAATTCCGTAAGCACTTGAATTTGGATTATCGGCGAACTGAGGATCTTTTCGTGTTCTCCAAGAAGATTCTCGGTGCATAAGTTCATCAAAACATTTAAATTCTGTTTCGTTATCTATCTTTTTTCTTGCGTAGTCTACAAAATCTCTAGATCTACTTACGTGTACTACTACGACTCTATTCGGATACTCCTGCACAGGAGGTTCTGTTCTAATTCCGAACAGAGCCAATAATAGTTCTTCCAGCATGTAACACCTTTCGGTATTAATCTTTAGGGGTTTCCCAAGGATCACGATCTGCAGGTTGTTTTGATTGCAAGAACTTTACAAGGTTCGTGACTCCTTGAGTTCCCATCTTGTCGTTAATGATTCTGCTTGCTTCTTTTTTAGAGAATTCATTAAACGATTTTATTGTTCTTTTATTTCCTAACCACTCTGTAACATGAGTTAAGGCTTCCGGATTATTTAACCAACCCGAATTTGTAAAAGCATCCTCGCAGATAGTTTTTACAAAAGCAACTTGCTTTTCTGACGCTTCAGTTGGAAAAGGTGCTCCTCCTACATGTTTGTAAGTTGATCCCTCTTGCCTTTCTGATTTAGCCATCTCTAACGCACTTGGTCTTTTACCTTTAGCGCTAACTGCCGCATTTGCTAAAGCCCTGCCGAGAGCCGATGTTTCACAGTTCTCTAAAGCAGAGTTACGATTCACCGGAGAAGATCCGATTCTTTCTTCAGCGTAACCAGTTGCAAGTGGTTGAGTATCGTTTGCGTCGCGAAATATAAACGCTTTTACAATGTATTGCTCATTAGTGAAAGAAACTAATTCGGTAAATACACGCGCGTTCGGATTCGTTTCATAAAATTTATGCAAACGTTCGTCTACAGTTTCATATTGCGAAAGATCAAAACCCATAAGGCTCCACCATTTCGTCAATAGAAACACAAGTTCCTAAATTACAACAAGAGCATTTGAATTCGGTTTCGTCTGCTTCTTGAATTAATTTATCTAATAGATCAGTTTCACCCATTTATTTATCCTCTCTATAGGGCTTTAAAAAGCCTATAGTGTCGCACCGACAAAGTCAGGATTTAGAGCGCTTTTTATCCTCTAGTTTAGTCAATCTCGTGTCTATATCTATTACTCTATTTTCGATCCTTTTAATTCCCTCTATAGCATCGGGCAAGGATCTGCCTCCGTTGCTCTCTGGATGAATAGGGTAAGTCGCTTGATCTATATAAATTTTTATAGGCTTCAAGATCCCCCACTTTATTATTATTCCGGCTAAAATCAAGATCGCTGTAATAGCACCGGCATATTGACCGGCTTCAAGAATTAACATTTAAGAATCTTCTCTCCAAGGTAAAGAGATTAACCAAATCGCTAATCCACCTAGAATTAAATAACCTGTGACAATTTTAGCAGAACCCTCTAAAGTGAAAAATGCGATTAATAATCCAACATAAGTCCAAGTGTCTGAAGCAAAAGCCAGTAAATATTTTTTAACCCAGTTCATTTATTTAAGTCTCCTATTACTAATTCCCACGCTAGCCATTTGCGCTATTTGTGTTAATACGATTGCGCTAACAACAACCGATTGCGCTTCTTCTCTTTCTTCTTCCGTCATGTCGGAACCAACATTTAAAACTGCTTCAGCACTAGCAAATATTAATTCAGCGCCAGGAATATCAACTAGCGCAGTTGGTAACTCTAATTGTATAGTGTTTTCTTCTATATATTCAGCATTTATTTGTTCTTGTAATTCTTCTATACTTAGTGGAACTTCTTCGATTGGTGTTTCTAATGTTTCTTCTACAACTATTTGTTCTTCTATTTCTTGCTCTATCGTTACTATCTCTTGGGGGGTTATGTCTGGTAGTGGCGTTGGAGTTTCCGAAATTAAAATCGGTTCGCTTTCTGAGTTATCTGTGTTTTGGTTTATCTCTGGTTGTAATGTTGGTTCTATCGTCGGAGTTGGTGTAGGCAATTCAGGTTCTAAAGTTGGACTTGGTGAAATAGTAGGTTCTAAACTTGGAGTCGGTTCGATTGACGGCGTAGGTGTAGGGGTAATAGTTGTTACGCCGTTCCAAGTTAAAAGATAAGATCCGGTTACAGGATTGTTGCAACAAACAAAAGCGTAAGAAGTTGCGCGAATATAATATTGCCCTGCTTCGATAACTCGATTAATTTTAGATGCTAACACGTTGCTAGCACTATGGTTTGAATCATCATCAGCAAATAACACGTTATAAGTTGAATCTAATAAATAAACCCAAGAATCAATAAACGATGGGTTAGTCTGAGGAGTTCCCGAAATAGTTTCTATATGAATAGTTGTTTGCTCTTCGGTTACAATCGGCACATCAACATAGGTTTGTTCAGGAGTTAAATTTATTTCTTGCTCGTCAGCAAAAGCAGGTGAAATAACAAATCCAATGAGGATAAAAATTAAAAGTAAGCGCAGGTTATTGCGCCTATTCATTTATGCTTCTAGGATCGCTTTCGGATCTAAATCTTGTCCGGCACTCCAACGAATATTATTTCTATTCTCGAAATGTAAGTGTGGACCACTTGAATTACCGGTATTACCGGATTCGCCTATATGCTGACCCTTTGTAACTTTATCTCCGGCTTTAACTAATGATTTCGACAAGTGTGCATAAATAACCCAAGATTTTTTATCGTTTTGTACAACTTCTTGAACAATTTGTACGCCGTAGGATTTGCCCCAGTTGGCGTTAGCGATAACACCATCAGCGACAGCAATAATGTTAGTTCCAACAGGAACAGCAAAATCAATTCCTGTATGGTAACCCTTAGACCACATTTTTCCTTTTTTCTTATAAGGAGTTGTAATCTTTCCATCTTGAATCGGTAATCCCATTTATTTTGATTCTTCTTTCTTATTAGCCTTTTTAAATATTGCATCGACTTCTTCTTGGGTAAGTTTTCCGTCATCTAAAAATGCTTTAGCAAGATCAGTAATAATGCGAGAAACTGCTAACGCTCCAGCAATTACAGCCGAATTAACAGGTTCTACACCTATAAAAGAACCAGCACCAATAGCCGGTAGGGCTGTAACTAAAAATAGTGCTACGGATCTAAAAATAACATCTTTCATAATTTTAATATTCATTAAATAACCTTTCGATTAACTTAATTCTACAGGATAAATTTATATGTACTTTATATATACAAATAGATCTATTTTATTAAAGCGTTAATCTCAGCATCAGTTAAACCAAGAGCCTTTAACTTTGCTTTACCTGCGTCAGCATTTGCTTGTGCTTGTGCTTTAACTAGATCCTCGGCTGCTTTTTGTGCAGCGTAGGTTTCTGCGTCTGCCTGCATTTGTGCCACTTCGGCATCTGTTAGTTCAATTTCCTCGGTGATGCCTGTTGAGCAATCGACTACGAGTTTGGTTGGGTTTGCCATTGTTGTTTTCCTTTTCTTTTAACTAGATTTTATGCCATAAAGAGTTGCTGTGGAATATTGAACAAAAGAACCAAATCCTGGGGTAATGGTTATTTGTGTTATAGCAGCACTATTTGACCACAAACCCGAATGCAAACTTTGTTGCGCATTTGCATTGTTATTTTCTGTTACAGATTCAGATGAAGAAGATTTATACTTATTGGTTGTGTAATTTCGTATGTATAAAGAATTATTTGAAAACACATTAGCCGTTGAACCTGAATCAACAGCAAAACCAGCCCATTTTAATCCAGTTGATGATTGAGAGGATTGACCAGTAGTAGAACCATCTCCAAATTGAAATTTCTCCGAATAATTTGTGGTTGTTCCATTGAAAGTAAAAATTCCGTCAATCCACGAGTTTCCACCATCATAATCTACTCTTAATGAATTTAGAATTAGTAAATCCGTATAGGTTTGTGGAATAGAAGTGAAACTTATTGTTGCAGCACCACCTGAACCAACAGTAACAGTTGAAATTTTAAAAAAAGTATTTGCCATTATGCGGCCTTAATTCCGTACAACGTAAAAGTTGAACCAACAACCCAAGTAGTTGAACCAGTATTACCACATTCTATCGCTGTAATTGCAGCAGTATTACGCCAATTACCAGCAGTTGCAGAATCAATAGCACTTACATAACCACCTCTTTGAATAGTAGTTTTATAAGTTGTTGTATTTGTGTAATTCATAATGTTAATTATGCAATAACTTCCACTATTAGAGCCACCAAAAGATGGAGTGATAATGTTATTTGAGTTACTATTTCTCGTAGAAGCACCATTATACAAAACTGTTCTTGAATAATTTGTACCAGTATCAGAATTAAATCTTAATCTTAAATCGTGACCACCTGTGGTTAAGTCAGCATCAACAACCAAAACTAAATCTGTGTAGGTTTGAGGAATAGAACTAAAAGTTACTGAGGCTACTGCTGTGCCTACTGTTTGTGTTTGTATTGGTTCGTAAGTCGCAGGCATTTACGCTTTCACCCCATATAAAGCAAAATGAGAATTAGTTAAAAAGTTAGTTAAATAAGTAACATCACAAGTAAAAGTTATAGAAGTAATAGCAGAAGTTGAACGCCAAAGACTAGAACCAAAAAAAACAGAACCAGAGCCATTAAAGTCGCCACCATTTAATCCTCTTAAGGTTTTCAATTTATTAGTATTGGCATAATCAAGAATATCAACAATTCCTACACCAAAAGTAAGATTTTCGTTTGAAGTGGATTTTCCTGGAACAATGATAATTGCGTCTGCACTTGTTGAACCACTACCAGCATATCCACTTGCAGCAGAAGCGCCATCTCCTCTAAAATTATGATTGTTGTAATTTGCAGTTGTATCAGCATTTAATGTTACATATAAACCAGTAGGATAACCACCACTTGTTGAAGTTCCTTTTGCTATATAACGAATTTGTAAATGTTTGTAAGTTTGAGGAATGCTAGAGAAAGTAAAAGTACTTACACTACTAGGAGTTGCTGTGGCAATAGATTCAAAGTCGCTAAGTAAAACGCCACCTGCACCTAAACCATAGGCGCGTGCTGAAGCACCAGCAAAAGAACCAACAATAGGCATCTATGATTCCCTTTATTTGAACTGGGTTTGCGAAGCCAAAATCCTGTAAGTTGGAGTCGCTGCAGTTTTTATGATCGTAAAAGAATAAGCATCAACTGAGGAAACGTTACCGGCTGTAGGTGCGGCACCACCTTGCCAGATAGGTGTTCCGGCAGTTCCGTCAATCTGAAACGCTGTTGGATAAAATGCGGCAGTTCCGTTAGTGTTTAAGAAAACATGAGTTACAGCATCATTAGTTGCAATAAATGAATTAGCAGTTAAAGAAGAAGATCCTCTAAAGTTTAAAGTAAAATTTGCGCTAGCGTTAGAAGTGTAAAAGGTAACAGAAGTATCGGCTATATTACAAATTACTGTTCCGGATGCCGCAGTAGCGCTAATCACTGTTGTTTCAGCAGGAGACACTAGATCTGCGCGATAATTGTTTATGTAAGTATTAACATCTGCAGCCGTTAAGACTTCGCCAGCCGTAAAAGTTTTAATTGCCATTAAAAACCTAACCTATCATCATCTAATTGCCCAAATACAGCATCGTTAAGTACAAAGTTAGCATAATCTAAAGTACTTAATCCTATTGTAACCCTATGTGAGATGGAATTTGTGCGATGTTGAATTCCAGTTATTTGAGCATATTTATCGATCGCCGAACCTACCCCATTAGGGGTGAATTTTACTCTAACGACATCGGTTAATTCTAAAGATAAAACCTCATTTTGTTGCGATGTTGAAAGATTGGCTAGTTCAATTTCTAATGCCTCGAACCTATATTCTGGTTCTGAATATCTTGATAATAGATAATCTGCAAGATCTTGTGCATCGTCATCTGAATTTAATAGAAGATTTTGTTCTAACGTGGAAATGCCGTATTGGTTTTGTGAATCGGTATCGTTTGCTGTTTTAGGGGTCAGGTTAGGCGAAGTTATAGTAATTCTGTTATACAACTGTTCTGATCCATAAACGACTTGTAAAGTATTGAAAGATATACCAGTTCCGTCATCAGCAAATGTTTTTACAGCAGTAGAAGAAATGTCTTGTGTTCTTTGTTGAAAGTTAAAATAACCATCTTTTCCTATAAAAATAAACCCAGGTTCAGAAAGCGCAACAGTTTGTAAATAATCTAGAACGTTAGTTCCAAGATCTACAGAATCGGCTTGTAAGGTTGTTAATCCGGCTTCAATTGTTCTTGCGCTAACCGGCCAATTAACTTCTGACCTATCTAAAACAGCATTAACTCTGCTTCCCGATAACTGAGAAGTTGCTGTATGTGCTGAAAGTGCTTGTGTTGCTAAAAGAGTAAAACCATCCGAAGCGATCGCTGTAGCAGTATTATCACCGGTTGGTGCGTAATCTAAATTCCAATCGTCTATTACCCCGAAAAAAACTTCTTCATTATTAGATTTAACTCTTATTTCTCTATGAGGAATTATTTGTCCGGCAAAAGGGCTTGATGCATAAAGAGGATCAAAAGTTCTTGCTCTATTATCTAAAAGAACATCTAATTGTCCTGCGTTAAATCGGTCAAGTTCTCGACTTCTTCCACGCGCAACTTGAACACCTAAAAGAAATTGCGAAATATCGTAAAAAAGAGTTCCACCTAAAGTAAATTCAGTGTTATCTAAAACACCTTGTACAGAATCATCTAAGGTAAAAAATGGTCCACCTAAAGAAGATAAATCGAAACCAATTTCTACAGTTGTATTTGGTACAGTCATTTATGCGCTCGCAAAAACTGGTCCGGAAGTTCTTTCGAATTTCTTAATTGCGTCTACAATTTCTCTTCCGACTTGAGCACCGTTAGTTCCTATTCCGGCATTAACAGTTATGTTGTAAGTTGTTCCCATTTTTACTGAATTAGTTCCCGATAAAGGAATAACTGCTTCTGGTCCGGCTTCCCCGATAAGAGCGTTAGTTGGTCCCATAACAATTCCTCCGTCAGCAAGACGAATTCTGCCCATCGCTGCGGCCATCGCTGTATAACTTCTTGATGCGGCAGTTGATTGAGCGCCTCCTGCGGCTTTAACAATTTTTTCGGTACGAGTTAATTCTGTAGGAGTTGGTTTTTTAATATCTTGAGGAGGTTTCGGATCTGTAACTAAAGTTGTTGTAACCGGAGGAACAATAGTTACTGATCCTAAAGATGAAGCGAGTGCAGCAATTTCGGCTGCAGCACTTAAAATAGTTTGTTTGATTCCGTCTACAAGTGCTTGACCTTGAGCAACTCCGGCAGAGTAAAATACTTCTGCACCTTTTTGTCCGACGATACTTGCAACATTATCAACTGAAGCAACTAAGGTATTTACTTTTTGTACAACTGTTGAACCACCGGCAATAATCTGATCAGCGATCGCAGTTCCGGTTTCTGCCCCTGTTTCTAGAACTTCCCTTAATGCTCTTTCTGATAAACCAAGTTCTAAAAGTTTTCCAACTTTTTCTGAAAATTTAATAGCCGTATTTGCTTGTTCTTCTAATCCTGTGACAAAGTCTTGATCTTCAATAGCAGAAGCAAAGTCTATAGTCCCAGTAATAGATCCCGAAATAGCATCTCTAAATTCGTTAAAGGCTTCTTTTGCGCTTTGTAACTGATCTTCAGCAGATGAGAAAGCAGAACCTAATTCATCTTTAACGACTCCGGAAAGATCGGAAAACCTATCTGCTGTTTGTTCTGTTACTGATCTTATTCCGTTAAATTCTTTTCGCATATCATCAACAGCGACTTTGGCGGCATCTAAAGAGCCTTGTATTGTTTTAGGGCTAGTTCCTGCAACAAAAGAAGCGAAGTCTTGTGAAGTTTTTTTAATACGTTCTTGTGCTTTTTGTAAATCTTGTAATGCTTTTTCTTTTTCTTTTGCCGCCTTTTCTGCAGCCTTTAATGCTTCGGCTTCTTCTTTTTCTACATCTATAACTTCTTCAGTAGAGTTTGTTAGATAACCTAAAGATTTTGCTAATGCTGTATATCGATCTCCAGCAAGTTGAGCGACAAGGGCATTATTTTCGTTAGAAGTTTTTAATTCATCGCCTTTATCTGCAACAAATCCAAACAAATCACCTATTGCAGGAATCGCGGCACCTAAAGGTCCAAGAATACTTAAAACAATTTGATCGCCGGTCTTTTGAATTGCTTTAGTAAATCGATTTGTTTCATCAATCGATAAATCAATTTCTCCAATGTAATAACCTAAACCAACAATAAAATCACCAAGGCGATCACTTACATTTGTTATAGAATCGGCTAGACCATTAACTCCATCCATTTCATTTGCGGCAAGTTGTAAAGCAAGAATTAAGTCATAACCTATTGCCTCTTGTGCTTCTCCTACGCGTTCAGTAAGAATTGCAATTTTTCCAGCCATAGTTCCGGCTGCTGCAGCAGAAGCACCTTGGAATCTATCTTCTAAACTTGTAAGTGCTGCATCTAAATCTTTATTTTTAACAATCGTCGCATCAAGAGGTACACCTAAACGTTTTAAAGCAGTAAAATTTCCCATAGAAGCGCGAGATAAACCTAAAGTTACTGCTTCTAAATCTTTTCCTGTAGATGCAGAAATGTTTAAAGCAAGTTCCAACATCCTTTGAGATTGAGCAACATCATTAGTTGAAAGTAAAAGTTGGTTCATAGCAGGTCGCAGTTGCATATCTGAAACGCCAGTTGCAAACTGCATTTGTGTTATAAAATTTTCTACCTGCGTTTGTTGAAAACCAACACCTAGATTTTGTAAAGTTCTATTTAAATTAGCAATAGTTTTTTCTTCGGCTATTGCAGCCCTAACTGCATCTACTCCAAGTTTTATTGCAAAACCACCTGCGGCAACTCCAGCAGTAGCGAAAGCACCACCTAAAAGTTTCATTGCTATTTGTTGTTTTTTAGCACCTGAAACGTTTGAGTCGGTTAAAGCAGAAAAAGATTTCTTAGCATTATTTAAACCTCTAGGATCGAACGTAGAGATAATGCTGGCAATAATGGCCATTATTTATCACCTCTCACTTTTGCTTGTCGAGTGTTAAATTCTTCTTCTGTTCTTATTATCGCATCTTTAACACCATCTTGAACTTCTTTTAAATTCTTATCTACGGCTTTAAATAAAGATCTCATCGGTCTACCGAATCCTTTAGATTCTAACGCTTTAGCAAACTTATTATTAGATTTAGTTCCAGCGTACTCGAAAACCATTGCCGCACCATTAGATTGAATAACGGATAACAAATTCGTGTAAAAGTTTTTACCTCTATTTTTCCCTTTTGGTCCTACCTGAGCGCGAACACCTTTTTTAGCAGAGGCTTCGTGATAAACAGGAAAACCCCAAGATCCTGATTGTTTAGGTTTCCATCTTTCGTTTGCTCCGACATTGACCCCACTAGAAGTATTCTTTCCACCCCAACCGGAAAGCGTACTTGTTTGTGTAGGAAGAAAAAATTGTGCATCTTTAACAATAGGTTGTGCAATTTTAGTCATCTCTCTAAAAAGACTTTTCTTTAAATCGATTTGCTCATATTTTTTTAAATCCTCTAATAACTCGAATACACCCTCTAATTTAATATTTCCGTTGGCATCTGATCCGACTTCTTTAATTGCCATTAACTTTTTACTTTCTAGGTTTATTAATTTCGGTAACACGCCAGCGCAAATAGCGTTCCATTGTTCTTACAATTCTAGGCGATAAAGAAATAATTTGTTCTGGACTAATGTGAAACTCGTAAGCGAGATGGACTAAGCGCCAGTGGGCGCTTTGCTCTCCAGGGGGTCTATATCTTCGACCTCATTACCTACAACAAATCCACATTGAGCAATATCTTTGCACCAATCTTCGAAAGAAAGTTTTGTTTTCTGATCTCTTGATTCGGCGTGCCAAGATAACCAAGTTAAATGTTTTAATCTTGATTTTTTAGGGTCTAAAACTATTGTAAATGCTTGATCGAATTCATCTTCAAAAGCAATAAAATCTGCCCACTCTGCTTTAACATCGCGAGTAGATTTATTTTTCGAAGTGATGCGCAGGTTAAGAAACACTTTTTATCCTTTGTTATTAAGCAGTTGTTCCTCTTGTAACTGTACCGGAAGTTGGCCAAGTTACAGAAAGGGTTGCAATATCGCCAACGCTGGAAGCGAACGGAGAATATTGTGTTACTAAACAAACTGCTGTATAAGCAGGATTAGTTGTACCAATAGAACTTGAAGTTGGTTTAATAACGACAGTTGCATTTGATCCAAATAGGGGATATAAAGTTGCATCAACGGAAGAAGCACCAAAGTCTTGCATAAAGTTTAAAGTTAAAGATCCGGACTTTAAACCAGCAATTCTGGTTCTCCACTCGCCACCGAAAGCAGTGGTTTCGAGATCATCTGCTGTAAGTGCTAATTCTACAGAATTAAGACTTGTAGCAAAAGAACTTCCATTAATGGTAATCGCATAATCGGTTGCTGCGAATTTCGGCATAATGTTTTTTCTCTTTCTCTTTCTTACGCGTAAGTGAGAACTACGAACTCACAACCTAAGTATGTCACATCTCCGATAGGAATTTGTCCATAGTTCCGCATTTCGATTACGCGACAATCGAAAACGCTTCCTCCAAGTGTTTTATCACCCTCTATTGCGGCTTTGATACTTGAAGAACCTGTTGTTGCGCAATAAGCATCTAAAGCGTTCTGTGCTTGTTTTTCGGCAACTCTTGAAACGATAAGAATAATTCTAAAAGTTGTTGTATCCATACCTCGACCGAAAGTGTCATCGTATCTTGTGTTGTCTGGAATTATTACGGCTATTGGTGGATTAGGGTTATCTGGTTGTGTAGAAGAAGTTCTTAATCCTGAAATTGTTGCTAATCGCGTTGCTAATCCGGCGCGAATATTCGTTATGCTAGCCAACGTTTCGAACTTTTCTGTAAGTTCCGATTAGTTGTGCAACATCGGGATCAAGAT